TTATAAAGATAAGCTGAATGAGATGTTGAACCTCAAATAGTTAGGAGGTGGACACATGGCTGCTGATGGCTCAGTCATTATTGATACCAGAATGGACACATCAGGCGTGCAAAACGGCGTATCAGCAATCAGGCAGTCTTTTAACGGACTTGGCAGCGTAGTAAAAAAAATAGGCGTACTGATTGGCGGAGCATTTGCGATTGGAAAACTGACGCAGTTCGGTAAGGAATGCGTAGAACTCGGCTCTAACCTTGCCGAAGTGCAGAACGTGGTCGATGTTACATTCACAACCATGTCGGACAAGGTAAACGAATTTGCAAAGAATGCTATGACCTCTGCCGGACTGTCAGAAACCATGGCAAAACAGTATGTCGGAACGTTCGGAGCAATGTCTAAGTCGTTCGGTTTCTCCGAAGCACAGGCTTACGACATGTCAACGGCTCTAACGCAGCTGACTGGTGATGTAGCATCATTCTACAACATCAGTCAGGACTTGGCTTATATCAAACTGAAATCAGTGTTTACAGGTGAAACGGAAACACTCAAGGACCTCGGTGTGGTAATGACCCAGTCGGCGCTTGACCAGTTCGCGCTGGCAAATGGCTATGGTAAAACCACATCCGCCATGACTGAACAGGAGAAAGTGGCTCTCCGCTTGGCTTTTGTACAGAAACAGTTGTCTGCCGCATCTGGTGATTTCATTCGAACATCTGACTCATGGGCGAACCAGGTCAGAGTGATGCAGTTACAGTTGCAATCTCTCAAGGCAACAGTCGGACAGGGATTAATCAATCTCTTCACTCCCGTTTTGAGAGTTATTAATATCTTGCTCGGTAAGTTAGCAACTCTGGCAAATGCCTTCAAGTCATTTACGGAATTAATCACCGGAAAGAAATCATCTGGCCAGACAGGCGCAAGTGGTGCAGGTCTTGTCGGAACAGATGCAATAGCTGATACGGCAGACCAATATGGAGATGCTGCCAACAATGCCGAAAAGCTGGCAGATACGACAAATGATACAGCAGATGCAACTAAGAAAGCTACTAAGGCGGCAAAAGGATATCTTAGTCCTCTTGACGAAATAAATAATTACTCAACGGATAAAAGCACAGATTCATCGTCAAAAGTACCGGGCGCAACCGGCGGACTTGCAGATCAGATGAAAGATGCTGTACAAAATGTTGATTATGGAAAATTGGCAGAGGGTGAGACAGTTCTTGATAAAATGTCAAAACCGCTAAAAAAGATAATCGACAGATTTAAACAGTTGGCTAAGTTAATCGCAAAAGGATTCTGGGATGGATTAGGAGATTACGAACCAATTCTTGACGGAATAAAAAAGGATCTCGATTCCATATGGAAATCTTTAAAGGATATCTTCACTGATTCAGAAGTTGCTAAAGCAGCAAATAATTTTTTCGATTCATTCGCATATGCAATTGGACAAGTTGCCGGCTCATTTGCCAGAATCGGATTAACAATTGCGCAAAACATTATAGGCGGAATCGAGAAGTTTTTAAAGCAGAACACGCAAAGAATAAAGAACTATCTGATAGATATGTTCAATATCGGCTCTGAAATTGCACAAATAGGTGGAAATCTTGCAGTTGCTTTCGCTGATGTTTTCTCAGTTTTCGGTGGAGAAACTGCGCAACAGATCACAGCAGATTTAATCGGAATCTTTGCTGAAATCGGAATGGTTCTTACGGAAACGGCTGCAAAACTTGGCAGAGACATCCTTAACATGATTGCGCAGCCTTTTATCGACAACAAGGACATTTTAAAGTCAGCAATCGAGGGTAGTCTCGGAGCAATAGAAACCGTAACAAGCGGCGTCTTAATAGTTGTTCAAAACCTTAGCGACGCAATATCAAGGTTATACGATGAACACGTAAAGCCGTTCTTTGATTCTATAGCAAATGGACTGTCAAGCATATTTGGAACTCTGATAACTGGATATAACACATACGTTCTTCCAGTACTACAAGGACTGGCGGAACAAATCAAAGGGCTATTAGAGGGACCATTAGGGGACGCAATTTTAAAGATAGAAACATTTCTCGGAAAACTCATTGATTCTCTGAAACTTCTGTGGGAGTCGGTGTTAGTTCCTTTAATTAACTGGATAATCGCAAATTTGCTTCCGGTTGTGGCAAAGATAATTGACGTTGTAGGAACCACAGCAATAAAAGTCTTGGAATCATTAATTAAAATTATTGGTGATGTAACAGACACGCTGAGTGGAATCATTGATTTTCTTGTCGGCGTTTTCACGGGAGACTGGGAACTGGCTTGGCAGGGAATAAAAGAGATTGCGGATGGAGCATGGAGTTTTATCAAAGATGTTGTGTCAGGTGCGTGGGAGATAATTAAAACCGTAACAAAAGGCGCGTTGAGTATAATAAAGAGCATCATCAGCACTGCTTGGAATGCGATTAAAGCATTGACTTCAACAATCTGGAACGCAATTAAAAAGACCCTTTCTGGTCTTTGGAACTCTCTTAAATCCACAGCCAGCACAGTATTTAATGCAATTAAAACTAAAGTTGTAGGCGTATGGGACAGCGTAAAGAACAAGACATCAAAAACATGGGAAAACGTAGCTACGTTCGTATCTAATAAAGTAGAAGCGATAAAAAATGCTATCACTAATAAGTTTAATGCCGCCAGAGATGCAGTCAGATCTGCGTTTGAAGGCATTGTGGATTTTATTAAAGCTCCGATCAATCAAGCAATCAGCATTGTTAATAATGCAGTTGGAATGATTAATAATGCAATTGGTGGAATTGAATCTGCATTTTCCTTTGGACCCTGGACTGTTCCAACACCGTTTGGTTCAAAGACTATTGGATTTCATGCGACATTTCCACGTATCGGAACTATCCCATATCTGGCCAGTGGCGCAGTTATTCCACCAAGGTCAGAATTCCTTGCGGTATTAGGCGATCAAAAAAAAGGAAATAACCTGGAAGCACCGGAAAGCCTGTTGCGTCAGATCGTCCGGGAAGAATCAGGAAAAGGACAGGGAGACGGAAATACCTACAATGTTACAGTTAATGCATCTGGCAGAAAACTGTTAGATATTATTATTAGTGAAGCTGAAATGAGAAGAAACCGGAACGGGAAGAACCCATTTGAGTTAGCATAAGGAGAAGAATATGGCGCAGGAACAATTCAAAATAGACAACGTTGTTATAAGAGCACCGGACAGTTACAAACCGGTGTTCGCAACCACTTCTACGGAAGATTCTAAAAGAAGTCAGGATTTGATTATGCACAATACACCAATGGGAACAATTGGTGGGTATGACATGCAATGGGGCGAGCTTACGTGGGCTGAAATAGCAACCATACTAAATACTGTACTTAACAAAAGCCAATTCACGTTCCACCACAAAGACCCAACTGTTCCGGGAAGATGGATAGACAGAACATTCTACGCATCAAATTTCAACATGGCTGCGCAAACTCTGAAAGACGGGGAAGAAAAATGGACGGATTTGTCTATTAATGTGAGGAGGATTGAGCCGATTTGATAAATGTATCTACTCAGTTAAAAAAAGAATCTCTTACAAACAGAAATTATTACGTGACAGCAAACGTTACATTGTCAGACGGCACTACGCTCAAATTAGGCAAAAAAGACTTTTATCTGTCTGGAAATAGTCTTGTAGATTCAGCGGACTCTGGGGACTTCCCGGTGTGTGTAGCAATAGAAAAAACGGCAAGCTTATCATTGGTAAATGATGACGGACGCTTTGACGGATATAATTTTAATGCTGCAAGGTTTGTTATCTTTCTCAATGTGCAGCTATCTGACAGGATAGAAACTATAAAAAGAGGTACTTATATTGTATCGAAAAAGCCTGCAACAGCAAGCGAAATAAGTCTTTCTCTCTTAGATAAAATGCATAACGCTGATAAGACATATGATTCTAATCTGTCTTTTCCTTGTACAGTCAAGGAACTGCTCTCAGAATGCTGTCGGCAATGCGAAATCACTCTTGGAGATGCAGTGTTTCCAAATGCGGATTTTCAGATTCAGAAAGTGCCATCTAATACGACATATCGTACAGTAATCGGAATGTGTGCCGGGATAGCCGGTGGAAATGCAAGAATCGACGAAAATGACTTACTCAGGATTATTACGTTTGATAAGGCATTTACCAATACGACTATTTACGATGGTGGAACAGTAAAGAACTGGACAAATGGTGATGATCTGGATGGTGGCACACTTAATCCATGGACGACAGGGACTGTGGTTGATGGTGGTACGTTAAGCAATAACGACTATCACGCGTTATTTTCAATTCAGAATCTACAATATGATGTAGACGATGTTATTGTAACAGGCGTCAAATATGTAGAAGATGAGACCGAATATATGTCGGGTCAGAACGGCTATGTAATTACTATTGATAACCAGTTATTGTCAGGTAATGCACAGGCAGGAGTCGAAGTTATTGGAAATCAATTAATCGGTTTACGAATGCGCCCTTTCTCATGCGACGGAATTGCCAACGGATACGCCACTTTCGGCGATTCAGTCGAATTTATTGATACTAAGAATCGTGTCTTTAGATCATTTGCAACTAATGTAGAATTTGTGTTTGGCGGCTCAACATCATGGAGCTGTAGCGCAAAGAGTGCCGAAGAAGATGCAAGCGAGTTTATTGGTGAGCAGCAGGCAGTGGTAGAACAAGCAAAAAAAGACGCAGAGAAAAAGCTATCTGCATATGACGTAAAGCTCAAACAGATGAATGAACTTGCAGCGAACACGCTGGGTTTCTTCTATACAGAGGAAGCACAAGAAGATGGTTCCGTAATTACGTACCGGCATGATAAGCCTACACTTGCTGATTCTAAAGTAATTTATAAAACAAGTGCTGATGGATTCTTCTTGTCAGTAGACGGCGGTCAGACATGGAAAGCCGGCTTTGATAGTAATGGAGATGCCGTTCTGAATATTCTCTATGCCATCGGTATTCAATCAGAATGGATTAACACGAGAGGTTTTACAGCAAAAGACAATAATGGGAATACGACATTAAGAATAGATGCCAACACAGGCGCTGTCACATTAGAGGTTGAAAACTTTACACTGAAAAGTAGAACTATTGAACAGATTGCCAAGGACGTTGTGGATGGGTCAGTTCGTAATGTGACTATCCCGAACTATTATGGCACGTATACACCAACATTGCAGAATTATCCGGCATCTGAGTGGAAAAGTGAAGAATATGAAAAGCATGACGGCTCGATATTCATGAACTTCTCTACAAGCCAGGTATATATGTTTTCTGGGACTGATGGCGCTTGGCGGGAACTGGACGCTGAAAAAATTGTCAATTTTGAAAGAGTTTTTAACGCTTTAACGGATAACGGTAAGCAAGAGGGAATTTATATGCAGAACGGACATCTGTATATAAATGCTTCCTATATTAAGTCCGGCCAGATTTCAGCTGATTTAATTAGCTTGAAAAACATTAATGTTACAAACAGTTCTGGAACATCAACATTTGCGATTGATAACTACGGAAATGTTACGCTCAGACCTGATACATTTGTATTAACAAATGGTGATACAATATATAGTGTTGCGGAAGACAAAGCTTCGACAGCGCTATCAAGTGCAAACAGCTATACAGATAAAGCGCTCAGTGATCTCGACATAGGAAAAATGTCCAAGCAAGAGATTATTAATGTGCTAAGCGATAACAGCAGCAATAAAGGCCTGTATCTATCAAATGGCAATGTGTACATGAATGCCGATTATATTAACACAGGCGAATTAGCAGGATGGAAAGTTGGAATTAAAAAGCTTTCAGCAAGTGGCACGTATGGAGAAGTAATACTAGATGCTTCAACTGGAGAGATCTATTCAGAGACGAATACAGGAATATATGTACCGGGGTACGGGACATTGTATGGAACGCGTATTAGAGGAATCAATCTTTATACAGGAACCGTACATGCAAGTTCAGCCTCGTTTAATAAAAGCGTTTCGGCGAGCAGCGTTTCGGCAGACAGTGTTTCGGCGGACAGTGTTTCGACATCAAAAAAAGTTACAGTAGGTACGCACGTAGAAGCCAGTGGTCATTTCTATAGCATCGGAACGGGGACAGACCTTGCGGATTTAAGTGTCCGAGGGACAAAGAAGAGGATTTTTCCAACAAAAAACTATGGTACACAGGCGTTTTATTGCTACGAAATGGCATCCCCCATGTTTGGAGACATCGGAGAAGCATCCATATCAGAAGACGGCACATGTCTGATAGACATAGATGACATATTCCAAGAATCTACTAATGTAAGGATTGAATATTATGTGTTCTTGCAAAAGGAAGGAGATGGAGATTGTTGGGTAGACCAAAAAGAACAGACATATTTCACTGTAAAAGGTACTCCGGGGCTTAAATTTGCATTTGAAGTCAAAGCGCGTCAAGCTGACTATGAACACATGCGTTTTGCTGATGCAAGTGAAACAGCTTACGATAGGGCAATAGACACAGACATGCCAGAGCCAGACTACAGTAAAAGCCTTGAAATATCAGAACCCGATTACGAAAAAGAGCTTCTTAATAACAGGAAAAAAATTATTGACGAAATGGAGGAAATATCATGAAAAAAATTCTTACAAGTTTTATGAATCTCAGCACTGGAGAAGGAAGTCGCATTGCTTACACCTATTCAGAAGTAGACGAAAGCACAGGAAGTATCATCAGTCAGAACAATAAAGGCAATTTTCTCGTGATGGATGACAGCGTGCAGAAAAATCTTGATTCTGTAAAGAATTACATAAGGAATAATTTCCTTTTATAAGGAGGTAAGTCTAATATGGCCAATACATACACAATACAATTCCGGCGCGGTATGTACTCCGATTTTGATACGTCGAAAATTCGTCCCGGAGAGCCCGTTGCGATTCTTGGCAATGACCCGTCCGTTCCATCTGGTAAAGCCTTATACATTGCATTTGCGGCTAATGATGTAAGGCGGTTGTGTTCCATTGAGGACATTTCAGAGATGGTTAATGCCGGAGAATTCGTTGGTCCACAGGGTCCCAAAGGCGAAAAAGGAGATAAAGGCGCAGATGGTACCGTAACATTTGAATCGTTGACTCCTGAGCAGAAAGAATCACTAAGGGGCATCTCTATCACAGCAGTCAGTATTGACACAGATGGAAATTTGACAATAACATTTTCAGATGGTGATAGTGAAAATGTTGGGAATATTATGGGGCCTCAAGGAGTGCAAGGCCCAAAAGGTGAAAAAGGAGACGTTGGTCCGCAGGGACCAGTTGGTCCGCAAGGCCCGCGAGGAGAAAAGGGCGAACAAGGAAACGACGGAACGTCTCTTAATGTCCTTGGCACAAAAGAATCTGAGGCAGACCTCCCCCTGAGTGCAGAGAAGAACGATGCATATTTAATAGACGGAGAAATGTGGGTTTTCGACGGCGCGAATTGGAACAATGCTGGCAAGATTCAGGGGCCGCAGGGGCCAGTTGGTCCGCAAGGTCCAAAGGGTGACCCAGGGCCACAGGGTGTAAAAGGAGACCCCGGAGAAAAAGGAGAGCAGGGAGTACAGGGCCTAAAAGGCGATACTGGGCCGCAAGGTGAACAAGGTCCAGTTGGTCCAAAAGGTGAGCAAGGAGATACTGGTGCGCGAGGAATCACATTCACTCCTGTTGTAGACAGCGAAGGAAACATAAGCTGGAGTAATGACGGAGGACTTGAAAACCCCCAGACAGTAAATATTACCGGGCCGCAAGGCGATACGGGTGCAAAAGGAGATACTGGACCGCAAGGAGAAAAGGGCACTACATTCATTCCAAGTGTAGACACTGATGGAAACATAAGCTGGAGCAACACAGATGGAATCGCCAATCCCGAAACAGTAAACATCAAAGGGCCAAAAGGGGACAAGGGGAGTGATGCGACTGTCCCAATTGCTACAATTGAAATTCTCGGTAAGGTTAAGCCTGACGGCAAGACAACATTCATAGATGAAGACGGAACACTCCACGCAAAAGGCGGTGGCACAACCGTTACTCCCAAGCCCGTAAACAACCCAACGATTGAGAACTTAAATGCATCTGTCACAATTAAATGGCAAGACCCTGAAAACACGGTAATTAGTGGTTCAACATTCTCTACATGGGCTGGCACAAAACTTGTAATGAAAGAAACGGGCTATCCTGCAAATCCAGATGACGGAACGCTTGTGGTTGATAATGCAATTCGAGATAAATACAAAACCACAGGCTATACAGTCACAGGGCTGACAAACGGCAAACAATATTACTTTACACTGTTTCCATATTCTACTGATGGTGTATACAACTACGATGCAGGAAACAGACTTCTCGGCGAACCAAAAGAGGATTTGAAGATTGTCGCATTTGCCGACGGAACAGACGCAGAGATTGAAAAGATGATTGAAGCGCACTACGCAGGCAAAATCAACATTAGCGACTATTGGGCGGTCGGCGACAAGAGAACCATCCATCACAATGCCATGGATGCAACTGGCGTAAGTGAGTCACACAGAGCGAATGATTATGCCTATGTAATTATCGGAATCGAACATGATGACTTAGTGACTGCTATCAATGGCAAGACTAAAGCCGCTATTACAATTCAGACAGAACGTATGTTGTATTTAGACACTACGACAGAATATAACACCTCCTATAATGTATCACATGAATGTGGTTATATAAACGGTTCAAGTACAAATAGTGGTGGTTGGGAAGGCTGTGCAAGACGTACGTGGTGCAATAATGTGTACAAGAAATGTTTGCCTACTTATATTCAGAATATGATGAAGCAGGTCAAGAAGTTGGCATCTGTAGGAAGCCGTAGCAGTACGATTAAAGTCTCAAATGACTATGCATTTTTACCTTCTGAAATTGAGGTTTTTGGCAGTATAAAGTATTCTTTCGCAGGCGAGGGAGAACAGTATCAGTACTTTAAGAACGCAACTGCTAATAGATATAAGAAACCGTACTTTAGCAGTAATTTCGTGTCTGGCCGCTATTGGGAACGTTCGCCTTACTCCAGCAGCGGAAACAAATTCTGTCATGTGGACATGGACGGGGAATCGTACTACAGCGACGTCAGCTACGCTCTTGGTGTTGCCCCCTGCTTATGTATCTAAAATCCTAGCAAAACCCATCTACCGCCGTAAGGCGGTTAAAAGGATTTGCGGTACTATTTTTAATCAAAGGAGATGATAATTGTGGATAAAAAAGAAATTGCAAATATCTACAAAGCCATCAATCGAGTTTCAAACAGGCTGAATGAGATGTCTGAAAAGCTTGACTCGGTGATGCGGATGCTTAATGCGGAATCTAATCGTAAAATTCTGATTAATGGTGATGGTATTGACGGTCTAGCTGAACTTGTATCAACGCATGATTCGGCACTTGATGAACTGGCTACTTTAGTTGCAACAATCAGAGGTGAGAATAATGGTTAAATTTTACGAAGAAAGAGTTATTAATGAATTGAAAAAATGGACAGATGTTCCCGAGTTGTGGAATAAGAAGGTAATTGAAAGGCTTCAAAAGGATGGCTATGTACTGAATGAGGACGGGACAGTAACAGAATCAAAACCAGGGATAGTGAAATAAAATACGTGCAAGGGAGAAAATATGGAAATTAAAGGAATTGACGTATCATCTTATCAGAGTAAGCCAGACTGGGCGAAAGTATCGAATTCTGAAATTAAGTTTGCAATATTGAGAATCCATCAAAAATCTGGAACTGATTCCTCTTTTGAGCATAACTACAAAGGATGCAAGTCAAATGGAATCCTTGTCGGCGGATATAAATACAGTTACGCTCTGACACCGGCACAGGCAATTGATGAAGCTGAGAGCGTAATTTCTGTTCTTGGCGGACGCGGAATGGACTTTCCAATCTTCTACGACCTTGAATGGAGTCAGCAGAGAAACCTTGGAAAACAGGCGATTGAGAATATTGCAGTAGCATTTCTGACCAGAATCAAAAAAGCCGGTTATAAGGTCGGTATCTACTGCAATCTTGATTGGTACAATAACGTTCTGTCAGACACCCTGAAAAAGTACGATTGCTGGATTGCTCGTTATCCGGCTAGTGATAATGGCTCTGTACAGGAAAGATTGCGTCCATCTGTTGGTGTAGGCTGGCAGTATTCCAGTAGAGGAAAAGTATCCGGCATTAGTGGTAACGTTGACATTGATGTATTCTATAAGGATTACAAAGAGGAGGTTTCTGCAATGGATAAAGCTATTGAAAAAGTGATTCTTATTGCAAAAAATGAGATTGGATACCTTGAAAAGAAGAGTAATAGTCAGCTCGACAGTAAGACTGCAAACGCCGGTTCAAACAACTATACGAAGTACTGGCGAGACATTAAGCCATCATATCAAGGACAGCCTTGGTGCGCAGCATTCGTGAGTTGGTGTTTTATGGAAGCATTCGGACAGGAAAAAGCAAAAAAACTGTTGAAGCACTGGCCCTATGTTTACTGCCCAACACTTGGTAATCTGTTTACAAGGAACGCTAATCCAAAGATTGGCGATATTGTAATCTTTTATCGTAACGGAACTTTTGCTCATACCGGCATCGTAACGGCTGTAATCGGAGACAGGTTCTATACCATCGAGGGAAATACTTCTGGCGCATCTGGAATTATTGCAAATGGCGGCGGTGTCTGCGCAAAGAGTTATCTTAACAGTCAGATGCCCGGAACTAAGTTCTGTACACCAGATTATAGTATTGCATCTGATGCATCTGTACCCGCAAAATCTGAAAATGCATTGCCTAATACCGCACAAACAGGAGAGAAATATATGTTTAACCCAGAGACAGTAAAAGTAGGAGACAAAAATACATCTGTGCTTCTCTTACAGGAAATATTAAGAGCCAGGGGCTTTAAAGGCAAAAACGGCAAAACCCTGAAACTTACATGGACAGCAGATGCAAACACGATTTACGCTCTGAAAGCTTATCAGGAATCTAGGAAAGATGTTCTGGAAGTGGACGGAGTCTGTGGACCCGCCACATGGAAAGATTTGATTGCTATATAAAACATCCCGGGGAATTAACCCCGGGAATTTTATTTATAAACATATTTGGTATCACTTCGGAAGTTTTAGACTGTTATCGTTAGTCACACGTTAGTCACAAATAAAAATATTATTTCATAATATAATAGTCCCAAAAACGCTGTATTTACAGGCATTTGCGCAATTTTCTAAATTCTATTTGTTAGTCACAATCAATAAAATTAGAATAATGAAAATGAAATGTGGGAAATCCTTGCAAAATCGCTGAAAACGTTGATTTTAATAGGGTTTCCGGCATTTCGATAATGATATTTCGGTTGTTTTAGAAAGATTAAAATGGGTTCCGTTAGTCACAGTTAGTCACAAATGGAACTTTTATCTTTTCTATTTCTGTCCGGAGTTCTTCCAGTGTTCTGTGGCCGTACACAGCGTTTGTAACATCTCCACCAAAAGAGTGGCCGAGCATTCGCTTTCGGTCATTCTCCCGGACACCGTATTTTTCACACAGCGCAGAAAAGGTATGTCGACAATCGTGCGGCGTGTGTTTCGGATTTCCGACTATTCCCAAACGTTCCAGTGTAGGATAGAACAACGCTTTTCTATGGTGTTGCTGAGTATATACACATAGTTTTCCATCTTGTGCCAGCACTTTCTGTTCAGCAAAATGGTATATGGCAGGATGTATCGGAACAATTCTGTTTTTACCGGCTTTTGTTTTGATTCCACCTTGGAAGTATTTCTCTTCCAGGTTGGTTGTGAGTTTTAACACTTCCCCGATTCGCCAACCAGAGTAACACATAATAAGAATGAGCTGCACTTCTGGATCGTCGGTATTATTCCACAACACCTGCATCTCCTGATCAGAAAATGGCGTTCCATGTTCGGTGTCGTTATCAGCGTTGACATGGACATATAATGCCTTATTTTCCGTTACAATTTCTGAGTAAACTGCATATTTGTACATCTGCTTGAACAGAGTCAAAATAGCCATCTGGCTTTGCTTTTTCAGCTTACAATCATCAATAACCTTTTGCATGTCAGGAGCCTTTAAATCTTCGAATATGCGATTGTGCAGAACAGTACAGTTTGTATAAGCTGTCCGATATGCTTCCTTTGAACTGTATGACAGCTTCGTCCCCTCTGGGAACTTCCACGCATAAAATTGCTTATATACATCTGAGAACGTCAATTTCTTGATTTCCGGGTGCTTATCCTCTACGCTCTTGATTGTATTGTAGTCGGCAATTAAGCGGTTCACAAGGGCATCTATGTCCATTGTAGGAGACACCTCGAGTGTTCGCTCCATGCCGGGTTGATACGTGCCGGCTTTGTATGCTGTCAGGACGGTGAAACCTTTTATCCAGTCATCTACGTAGCAGATTGCCGGCGGACGTTTTAGTTTACCATTATCGCCTAGTGTAGCTGGTGGATGCACTGCGAAACAGTTTCTTCGGTTCTTGCCAAGATACCGGATAGAGCCGAAATTATTCGGCAGTTTTGGATATTTCTTTCTTTTCTTCGCCATTTTTATTCCTCTTTTCTTTATGTAGCTGTTTTTAGGTATAAAAATAACATCCGAACAAATTTTCTGTCTTGTTCGACTGCTCCGAAGATTATACAATATGTTTTGCCAGAATATAGCATCTCTCCGGAGATGTATAAACGCCGTCCCGGTACGCCAATGCCAGGGCGGTTTTTTATTTAATTATGTGATTTCCAATTTGATCTCATTATAATTCCAACAATCCAATATATTCCGCCAGAACAAGCACCCAATATTAAAATCCAGAACCAGCTTAGATACCATGGCATTTTCCGCTTTATATACGGTGTACCTGAACTCGCCGCTGAGGACGCAGAGGAAGATGCAGAATTATTAATGATGATGTCTCTGTTGTTAGAAGTCAACTGCTCTACTTGTTTTCCGCACTTAGGACACACTACGCAGTCGTCGTCAATAAGTTCTCCGCAGTGCTTACAATATTTTTTCTTTTCATTCATGATAAACACCCTCCTGATATGTTTTCGCCACGCTTCGCACTTTTTATGCGGATTATGTATTTTGTACCGCTGATTTTGCAATATTATGTAAAGTACGGTTATTCGTGGTATTTTTATTTTATCATTTTAAGAGCATATTGTAAAGATTTAAGACGAAATAGAGTGATTTAGATGAAAAAGAAATGTTTTTTTTCTACAAAATAGTGAGAGTTCATGTGTATCATTGGCAGTTGCCAAGAGTCGGGATAGGTGGTATAATAGCAAAACGAACTAATGTTCGGCTCTATTTTCCACAGCCGAACATATACTGTAGTGTAGGTGGTAGTTGCGACAGGGAGGGTTATTTATGGATTATAAGAAAGAGATTATTGAACTAATAGAAAATATACATAGCGAAAAATTTATGAAGTTTTTATACAACATGATTATTTCGTTCAAGAAACAATGGGGGTATTAAGAAAGCAGGGAATTAATCCCTGCCTTTTTTATGAAGAAATTCAATCATGTCGAAAACGCTTTTCTTATCAGATTCGCTTAATTCAATCAGCAACTTAACATGTTCAACGATGCTTGGATTTGACATCATCTTTGGAATAAAATCCGTGTTTGTTTCCAAATTCTCTTCCCATCCCATTAGATAAGCGGGCGTTGTGCTAAGTGCTTTCGCTAACTTATCTATGTATTCAGCAGGAACTTTATCAATATCACCCTTTTCATATCTAAATATAGTTGATCTTGAAACTCCTAATTTCTCAGCCAACTCATCAGCACTCATATTAAGCTGTTTTCTTCTTTTTTTCATTTGTTCACCAGTTTCCGACATTTTCCACACCTCCTTTCCTTGAAATTATAATACCACAAGTGATGCAAATATGCAACAAAAATAATTGCAAAAATGCGATTTTTAGTATTGACAAATGCGACTGCAAGAGGTAATATATAATCACAAAGTCGCAATAATGCTACTGGAAAGGAGGTAAAACTTGTGATTGTAAATATAGCAAGACTTAAAGGTAAAATTGTTGAGCATGGAAATACGCAAGAAGCTGTTGCAAGCGCAATTGGTATGGACAGAAGTACTTTTTACCGCAAGCTGAAAGACGGCGGCGAGAAGTTTACAATCGGTGAAATTCACGGAATTGTAAACGCAGTTCCTTTAAGTAGGGATGAAGCAATAGACATTTTTTTTACACAGCAGTCGCAATAATGCTACTGGAAAGGAGAATAAATGGATGCATTACAATTTAACAAAGCTGTCAGTCAACACTGCAAAGAATCTGGTGGAGACTGTTGCAAATGTGACCTACGGCTTTACTGTTACCTATCGCCAAGTGAGCGACCGGATGAGTTAGTGAGCCTGGTTATTGATTTTTTGCATAACCACATTGAAAACCATGGTCATTATACCCATCACAGTGCGGCTTCATTTCCGTGTATTGATGATATGGACATGAGCACCGCAGTAGGCGGCGACTGTTACCAGAAACCTCATACTCTTCACAAACAGTCACGTGTTTGTGAATCTTGTGGCAATGATACAGTCGTGTAATTGTTTCAACCATATAATTCCCCTTTCGTTATACTCGGCATGTCGGTGCCTGTAAATGCATTATAGGTAGAGGGGAAAGGAAATACAATAGGTTGAATAAAAATCGTATTAAGAGATAAAAGCAAAGTAAGGAGGTAAAAAAAATATGAAACGCCATCCGATTATGGAATATGTGATTCCAGCAATTGTAGCAAGTGTGGCAACAGTTTTAATCCGTTTAGTGCTAGGGTGGTAAGAATCGAAACAATAAATCGGTTGAGATACACAATATCGCCTCCCGTCTACTGGGAGTATACCACAAGAAAGGAGACTTATGAACGAATTACAGATTTTTAATTCAGGGGAGTTCGGAGAAATTCGAACAATAGAAATTGACGGGAAACCGTATTTTGTCGGAACTGATGTTGCAAAAGCTCTTGGATACAACAATCCCAGAGATGCCGTATCAAGGCATTGCAAGGGAGTCGTAAAACACGACACCCCTACATCTAGTGGAATTCAGTCAATGTCATACATAAATGAGGGAGATTTGTACCGCTTGATTATGAAATCGAAACTTCCATCAGCAGAGAAATTCGAATCATGGGTTATGGATGAAGTTCTTCCGACAATCAGAAAGACAGGCTCATACCGGAAACCACTGACGACAGTTGAACAGATACAGGTTATTGCGACAGGATTCTTAGATCACGAAGAACGGCTTAACAGACTTGAAAACACCATGACTATTGACTATGCACAGCAGGAAGCTATTAGGGACTTAGTGTCAAGTGTCGTAATTGCTCACCTTGGTGGGAAAGAATCAAATGCTTACAAGGAAATTGGCAAGAAAGTATTTGCTGAATGCAACAGGGATATAAAGACTTACTTCACAGTAAATGCCCGCAATAACATTCCTAAGCTGAGATTTGAAGAATCTATGGAATATGTCAGAAATTGGCATCCATGCACCAATACAGTAATGATGATACGTGACTGTAACGCTCAAATGAGTATCAGTTAGAAAAGAGGTTTATATGAGTGCAGTTGATAATTACGTAGAGCAGAATGCACAGATTCATCAGTTCGCCGCAGAGGTTGCGAGAATCATATCAGGCATTCCACAGATGCCAGAGTTCTCTTCAGAGAATATGACCGTAGCCGACGCGAGTCAATTGATCGGACTCCCTGTAACAGCAATCCGAGCAGGGATTGTGTATGGATGGTTGCCAATCGGCGTGGCTGTGCAGAATAACAAGCCAGCAAAAAGCCTTTCCGGTGGACGAATCACATACATCATAAGCCCTAGGAAAGTCTATGAAGTAACTGGTCATGTCTGGAAAGGCAAAGAGGCTCTCAATAAGTGAGTGCCCCGGAGGGAGCTGAAACCTCCACCCCGGAGCTTTGCACCACTAAAATGCCTTAGTGGATAGATACATTATAGTTCTCTATCTGCTAATTGTAAAGACAAATAAGAAAAAATAAGGAGAAATTAGCTAGATATGAGTGAAATTAAAAACGAAAGCCAGCTTACATGGGCTGACATCGAAGTAGCACTTGCGACTGAAATTGTCGAAGAAAGCAAGAAAAAGTCAAAAAGATGGTTCACGGCATGGATTGTGACAGTCGCCGCACTGGTGGCAAGCAACCTTGCGTGGATTGCAGGAGAAATAAAATGAAAGAGTATACGCTAATTGCTGTTTGTATGCTTGCCGGGAAATATGTGGATATACCTATCTGGTTAAACATCTTCTTTGGCATCTCGGCAGCATGGGCAGTACGCCAAATGAAAGCAGACTGGCAGTAGGAAATAAGGAGGATAAGAAGATGTTTGAGAAAGAGATTGATGAAATTTACGAACTCTGTAAAAGAGTTGTGAACGAAGTTCCGGCAGTAAATGTCGAATTCAGTTATTCGATTTATGGCATGAGAGTATGTGGGCTTAAAAGAAAAGAAGATGTTTGCCTTCCAAAAGACGTGTTTAAGTGGGATTTGTACCAAAACGTATCTTTTAACCCATTTTATGAGAAAGAAAGTCGCGAAAGCCTCAAAGTAATCAAAGCATTCTTACTGGAACTTCTGATAGATGGGAAGTGTCCAAATGAGTAAACAGATAGCAATTATGAAACTTCTTCCCAGTCTGGAGATAGCAGGATGTATTAATGAACTACTCAGAGAACTTCAGTCCAGAGGGGATTACGTTCTGGATTATGAGAACTGTGACATGTCTCTGGATCATGTGGAATACCACAAAGCCGAAGATATTGATGGAGAGAAGTTCGGAGATGCTTCAGACAACCTGTACTGTTTTTTCAAGGCGGTGTGAACATGGATGAGAGAATTAATGAAGTTCTGAGATTGATTGATATACAGCTTGCCACAGTCCCGGATAACCCCATTGAAGAATCATACAAGGCAAGAATGCTAGCAAACTATGTACAGGCTCTAAATGGGCTTTTAACGGCTCAGAAATCGTATAAGGAGGAAACGAATGAGTGAATTTGAAATCCGTATTCCGGCAAGAAAGAAACAACTGGTAACCGGAAAAGACAATCAGGTTGTAAAGGTTTCATCAGACGCATACAACGCACTGGTCGAAATCTATAACGAATCAACCTTATCAATGAAAGATATTGCAAGCTTGCTGATTATTGAGGGCAGTAAGCATGTGGTTTATGACAAGGAGGAATAACAGTGGGAAATCTTGAATTATATAACCATGTCAGAGAAGTTCCGAAAGATGCTCAGAAGCCGATTATGGCAGGACGTTTAAAAGGTTTTACAGATATTAACCCTATGTGGCGAATTAAATGTCTGACAGAGCAGTTCGGGCCTTGTGGAATCGGATGGTATTACAAGACTGTTGATAAATGGACGGAAACCATAAATGATGAGACATGCGCTTTTGTGATGATCGAACTATATGTTTTTTACGAAAGCAAATGGTCGCAGCCGATTTCTGGAACTGGAGGAAGTAAACTAGCAACAAAAGAAAGAAGCGGAATTTACGTGTCTGACGAATGTTATAAGATGGCCACAACGGATGCGTTGTCAGTAGCTTGCAAAAATCTCGGCATTGGAGCAGATATCTACTGGAAAGAAAGCAAGACTAAATATGATTGCTCGAGTAACAGTGAGAATTCGTCTGGTAAAAAAACGGAACCGTCAAAAGAAACCGAGATGATTAGTTCCGAAACTACTATGTCAATTAAAAATATTATTGACAAATACCCGGAAGCTAAGCTTGCAGACCAGACCAAGGCGCGATTTAAAGTAAATGACATTAAGTCTCTTACAAAGGAAAAAGGGCAAAAATGCCTGAAGATGTTAATTGACTATGATAAACAGCATACAGAAAAGGAGTAACAGCATGAATAAAGTAATTCTTACAGGAAGATTTACACGTGATCCAGAAATCAAGTACACCAATGATGGAACATCTATTGCAAGGTTTTCTATCGCGGTAAACAGAAGATTTGCGAAAGAGGGTTCCGATCAGAAAGCAGATTTCTTGAATTGTATCGCTTTCGGAAAGTCGGCAGAATTTATCGAGAAATATTTTTCTAAGGGAATAAAAGCGGATTTATCCGGCAGAATTCAGACCGGCAGCTACACTAATCGTGACGGGCAGAAGGTGTACACAACAGATATTGTTGTGGAAGAGATTGAGTTTGGTGAAAGCAAAGGTGCTAACCAGAGCCAGCAGAAGTCGGAAGTACCGCATCCAGAAACAGACCTGTATGGTTTTATGAGCATTCCAGATGGAATTGACGAGGAGATTCCGTTCGCATGATACAAATTGACAGTAGAGAACATCAAAAAGTTATTGATGGCATTAAGAAAGCATTTGATGCAGCAGGAGAAAAATGGTTCGTGTCAAAGCTTTACGTCGGGGATTATATGAATTATGACAACCCTCGACTGGTTGTTGACCGAAAGCAAAATCTCTCCGAATTATGCGGAAATGTGTGCCAACAGCATGAAAGATTCCGTACTGAAATTATCCGGGCAAACGAAGCAGGAATAAAACTTGTGTTCCTGTGTGAACACGGAAAAGGAATTGAAAAACTGGATGATGTTCTCTGGTGGGAGAATCCCCGGGCAAAGAAAAGAGTTAAAGAGAATGGCATCTGGGTAGAGCAGGAACAGAAAGTTATGCATGGAGATGTCCTATATAAGATTCTCTGCACGATGCAACGCAAGTATGGTGTTGAATTTCTGTTTTGCGACAAGAAAGACACCGGCAAAAGAATTTTGGAGATTCTGTCAAATGGATAAAGAAACAATTAAACAACAGAATAGCATGAGGGATGTTCTGAGCAGATATGGTATGGTTCCGAACAGAGCAGGATTTATAAAGTGTCCCTTTCATAGTAACGACCGTACCGCATCTATGAAAATCTATAAAGACAGCTATTATTGTTTTGGTTGTGGTGCAACTGGTGACATATTTACATTCGTTCAAAACATGGATAATTGCGATTTTAAGACAGCTTTTACCATACTTGGGGGAACTTACCAGAAGCCAGATTTCTCTTCCAGAATGGCAATATATCACCATCAGAAGCAGATGGAAATGAGGCAAAAGGAAGAATGGAAGAAAAAGGCCGAGTTGCAAGAATGCTTGTCTGATATTGACTTTTATCGGGCAGAAATCGAGCTATGGAGTCCTCTTTCTGACAGATGGTGTGAAGCATGGAACAAGCTGCAACTTGCTTTGTACCATCACGGATTCATAACAGGACTGGAAGAAGGTGATTAAAAGTGGAAATGATAAACAAGCTCACGAAGGATTCTATTCTGGACGAAGAAGTGTTTGACAAGATATTCAGTCAGGAAGACGAGATATACAAGGCACGTCTTACGCTGACTCTTCTGGACAGAGCCAAGGAGCTTGGCGTAAAGAAAAAATTTGAGGATTTGCTTAAAGCTTACACAAAAGTACAGAAGCAGATGATTAAGGAAGAGAAAAGCAATAGGACGTTGTCTATGCTGGACCAGTGGACTAATTTCTCTGATTGTGAATATGACAGAATGAAATGTCTCAACTGGGTGGCGGATGATGATGGAATCAGAATATCAAATACAAATCCAGGATCGCCGGACATTATAGCCTGTTATCATCCTATACTTCCGATTGAACGAATGAAGAATCTGGAGACCGGAGAAGAACAGATAAAGTTAATCTATAAGAGGAATAATAAATGGTCCGAGGTTATTGTGCCGAAAACCATGGTTGCATCATCTACTAAAATCGTTGGATTATCTGCACTTGGGATTTCAGTAACTTCAGAGAATGCGAAGTTTCTTGTACGGTATCTGTCAGACGTTGAGAATGCAAATGACGATTATATCAACATTCAGTATTCCTCTAGCAAAATCGGGTGGATCAGGGATTATTTTCTTCCATATGACAAGGATATTGTGTTCGATGGAGATATGCGGTTCCGACAACTGTATGAAAGTATCAGTGTAGGCGGCAGCAGAACAGAATGGTATGAACATGTAAAAAAGGTTCGTGCTACTGGAAGAATAGAGCCAAAAATCATGTTGGCTGCAAGCTTCGCCAGTATTCTGATTAAACTGGTCGGTGCTCTTCCATTTTTTGTAGACCTCTGGGGAGAAACTGAGGGTGGTAAGACTGTGACGCTTATGTTAGGAGCTTCCGTCTGGGCGAATCCGGGTGAATCACGATACATAGGAGACTTCAAGACAACAGATGTGGCTCTGGAAGCAAAGTCCGATATGCTTAACAATCTTCCATTAATTCTGGATGATACTTCAAAGGTGTCGGCTAAAATCCGAGATAATTTCGAGGGAATTGTGTACGACCTGTGTTCTGGAAAAGGAAAGAGTCGCTCCAACAAGGAGCTGGGTGTTAACCGGGAGAATCGCTGGCAGAATTGTATTCTGACTAACGGCGAACGACCGCTCGCTGGGTATGTCAGCCAGGGCGGAGCGATTAACCGAATCATCGAGGTTGAGTGCTCTGAAAAGATATTTGACGACCCGCAGCTTACCGCAGATACCCTTAAAAAGAACTACGGGTACGCAGGAATCGATTTTGTAAATGTAGTTAAGGAAATGTCCATTGACGATATAAAAGCCATACAGAAGCATTTTCAGAGCCTTATACAGGATGATGATAAAATGCAGAAGCAGAGTATATCAATGAGCATTATCCTGACAGCAGATAAAATCGCAACAGATCAGCTGTTCCATGATGGCCAGTACATTGACATTGAGACGGCTAAGAATCTTCTGACAGAGAAAGAAATGGTATCTGAAAACGAACGCGCTTACTGGTTCGTGCTTGATAAGATTGCCATGAACGGAATTAAATTCGATGATAACCCGGATATAAAAACAGAAAGGTGGGGAATTATCGACAATAATCCGGTAGAAAAAACGTCAACTGCAATAATCTATAGCGCAGCGTTTGATGATTTATGCAAAATCGGAAGATTCTCAAGAAAAGCATTTTTGTCATGGGCTGTTAAGAAGGGACTTGTGGAAACTGACAGCAGAGGTTATCCGACCAAAGCAAAAAAACTTGACGGAATTGTCACCAAATGTGTGTTTTTGAAAATTGTAGATGAAATTCCGAAAGGATTCGTGAATTGTAGTGATGATTTTGAAATTACGGACGATATTGTGTTTGATTAACAAACAATTCGTTCAAAAGGTAACCGGGTAACCTAGGTAACCTTTGATTCTGTATATATATATTTGAGTATTTATATGCACATATTGAGTATAAAAGTTTCCCTATATGAGAAAGTCAGGGTTACTCGGTTACTCGGTTACCTACCTGTAAAATCAATGGTTTACACAAATTAGTACGGTTACTTTACGGTTAACAAAGGTTACTTATATTAAAATAGTATAAATATATTATATTTATAAAATAAAATTAAATAGAGCGTATACAGTATATTGTATACAATATTCAAAGGAGATGATAAAAATAAAAGTAGAAGCAAAGGATATTCCGTATATTCAAAAATTTATGACTGAATTTTGGAAAGCTATAAAAGATTTCTATTCAGCCGAACTTACAGACGAATATTCTAAGCAGGCCACTGATCGTCTGATAGAGCTTGGAGAGTATGCGGAAATGTGTCCTGATGATAATGATAAACAGTTTATCAAGAATTGTCTAGTTGCTTTTAATAAGTTATTAGATTCCAAACAGAGGGAAGTGAGAAAGAATGTACAACACTAAGAACAAATACGAACAGGGACAGGCTCTTAGAAAAGAAATCTACATGTATGTAGTAAGCTACTTTAAACTTGTTGGATACGCACCATCGGTCAGCGAGATTTGTGAGAAGGTAGATGCAAGCAGAGCCACCATCTGGAGACATTTGAACCAGCTTATTGATGATGGGTTGCTTAAAACAGCACACCCGAGTACTGATAGAGCCTATGCTCCGACAGGATACGGGTTCGGAAAGGTGAAGAAATGAATAAAATGCGTGAATATGAACGCGGCAGAGAAGATGGTCTTGACCTTGCTAGACGAATCACCAGAGAGGGCGGTCTTGAAGCCCTCGAAAAGGAATGCAGATTCAGGGGAGTAACAGGAATACATACTTCCCTGGCAAGAAAGGACCTGGACAAAGCATCTGAGAAGATCAAACAGCTTGTATCTGAATGCTGCGTGATCATGGCGATAGCTGTCCTGCATGATGAATTTGGATTCGGTCAGAAAAGATGCCAGAAGTTCATGGCAGGCATGGACAAAGCTTCGGACTATATCAATCAGGGCTTGGCTGAATGGATTGATTATGTGCAGGCTATCAAGGAAGAACTAGGAATTGAATTAAGCTTTTCAGGAGAAATAAAAAGTCATGCAGAATAACGGGCAGGTAGCATTTGGCTAAATGAAAGTAGGACGAGAAATGAAAATTAAGTTAAAAGAAATCAGCAGAGACGATTTAAAGGTAGGAGATACCGTTGGAATTGCCAGAACGGTGAATTGCGGGTGGTTATCGACGTTCCGACATAGAAAAATTATTCCGGTTAAGATTACAAGAATCACTCCAAAAAGAACCAAGATCGAAACAGATATATATGAAGAACATGGAAAAAGCGAAAAGTTTTACGAATACGATGAAAATGCCAGAAAAGAAAATGAACTTGCGGAGAAGTTTATTCTGGTAAAAGATATGGAGTTTGAGCTTAATCAGTTTGAAAACAAATATGGGCTGAAACGGATGGATGACGAAGATATTCTCGAGATGGCTGATTACGTAGAAAAGATAATGAAAATTTTAGGCAAATACAGAAAGGAATAACGAACGCCCGGTAAACCGAGGCTGTATCAAAATTAGAATGGTGAATTGATACATAAATAAATATAGAAATCATGGAGGACTGCACAATAGCGTGCCAGTTGATTACATGGGGAAAGTGAGGATGAAAATGGATTATAAATACTGTAGATGTGGATGCGGTGGAATTATAGGACAATACAGTAAAGTGAAAGGATTCACTTGTGAAAGATGCAATAAAGAGTACCAATTATCAGAGCTAAAATTTGATTGGATTGCATCGAACGAAAAGACAGGATGGCTGTTTCCGATGTTGAATAAGGAGGACGCAAAATGTTAATCAGAAGTCAGGATAAAAAGGAACTTGTTCAAATGAATAAAATACTTATTCAAGTATCAGGAACAGAGGTTATATGCTATGACATATCATGTATTGCAGACGAAGGGTATGTGCGTTTGGGAAAATATGAGTCAGAAACAAAAGCCATAAAAGTACTGGATATGATTCAGGAAGCCTATGTAAATGGACATATTGATTATCAGATGCCAGAGGACAGTGAGGTGGTTGTATGATTACATTCTTATTAGGATTCACCCTTGGAACCATATTCGGAGTGGCTGGTCTTGTATGTGTGGCGATCATGTACGACAAGCACCACCCAGACGATTAGAAAGGAGACCGGTATGCTGACAAGGAACAAAAAGCTGAAAGACTACGGTATTCCGGCAGAAGACATTGAAAAACTGAATGCGATGCTGAAAGACTTTCCGGCAGAGTACGGATACCTGCTTTCCAGTGCCGCCTTGTCAGCTTGCCCGAAAAACACGGTGATAGCAGATATGGTTATTGAGAATATCTTGCACCGGAAAAGTTACAGGAAAATCAGCAGAGAAAGATATATCCCGATGAATCCGAAGGACTTTTACGGATACAGACGCAAGACCGTCGCTGTACTGTATGAGAGGATGCGGTTGTTGGGAATGTGGGAGGATGAATAAATGCGTTTAATTGATGCAGACAAAATAATTGACTCTCTTGGAAATTCGGATATGGATTTTGCAATAGGTGCAGTTATTGACGAACAGCCGACAGCTTTTGATGTGGACAAGGTTATCAACGAATTGAAAAGAGATAAATTCATCGAATCCGAATGTATCTTATCTGATGTACATCAAGGATACAATGCTGGACTGAGCAGGGCGGTAGAAATCGTGAAAGGCGGTGGAGTTGAATGAGCAAATGGCATGTAAGTGTCGGAATGAGCTTATCAATTGATTATGACGATATTGAAGCCGATACAAAAGAAGAAGCTGAGAAAATAGCAAAAAGTAAAGCATTGGAAGACATTGATTACAACAATTGTGATTGTGATACTGGCTAT